ATAACAGTGCACCAGTCCGTTTTGGTATGGATCTGGTGATATCTCTGGCCACCAATCTACCCTATATTAGAAATACAAGTAACACAGGTGCTGGAACTTGGCAACAGATACACACTTCGACTAACACAAACCTAAATGAATTTATAACGAATAACATTGGTGAGCGTTTATTAGAGGGTGTTGGTATAAGCCATACTGAAGTAGATTGCCCTTTACCAACTTCAAGTTTTACTTACCCTGCATCACTAACTGCTGTTGGTGGGTATACTATAACAGATTCACGAAATGGGGCAGTAAAAGCAACTAACGTGCTACCTGTATTGTCACCTATCTCAACTCCTAAGACTGCATACGCAAGATTCACGACAACTAATATTCACATTGGGAAAAGGTATCGCATAATTGCCTCGACAGCTAACTCCAAAATTACGGTGAATTTCTGATGGTTACATACAAACAGATTGAACCTAATTTTATTCAGACACATGAAACGCATGATGATGGTTCGTATACAAGTGGCATTATTCGTAGATACGAAACTAAAACAAGAGCAGTAGATTCGGAAACAAATGAAACATATTCTCCTTGGGATGAGCTAGACTCTTCTTTGGTCGAGTGGTTAGATGTCGAAGCATGGCAAAGCGTACAAGATGCAGAAACAGCATTACAAGATTTTAAAAACAGCAGACAAGCACTTATTGACAGTGCTGTAGTTGATGCAAATGGATTCAAGTTTGATGCTGATGAAGTATCAATCGGACGTATGGCTAGTGCAGTTTTAGCAACCATTGCCGAAGATGATGCTTTTGTAATGCAGTGGTCACTTGCAGACACAAACACAGGTGTTATGACAGATGTAACATTACAAGATTTAAAATTAGCACATAAATTAGCAGTATTAAACATGGCAGGGGTTTGGGGTATATAATGGCACGATACACAACAACAGGTACTAAGACTACAATAGGGACTTTAAATACAGAGCTAGAAAAAATTGCTACGTCTCAAGAAGACTTTGTTTCCAGAGTAGGTGAAGCACCTAATCAAATGGAAGCTGACTTAGATATGAATGATAATCGTGTCTTAAATCTGCCTCAGCCTACAAATCCTACAGATGTTGTAAGACTACAAGACTTAGAAGAAGCAGCCGTAGCAGTAACTTTTCACAACTCACTTTTAGGAAGAGATGTTGTAGATAGTCATCCAATGGAAGCGATTACAGGATTAACAGAAATTATAGAGGAAATACAGATGTCAGCAAACTCAGCAGATATAACGAGTCAACCTAGCTACCCTTACTCGTGGAACTTTCCAGTTGGGCCAGTGCAGCAGAAAGAAATGGAACGTAAAGCGAGTAGTAACTCTATAGGGAGTGGTGGCTCTACATGGTGGGTACGCCCCTGTACTGTAGGAAGAGAAGAGGATGGTGTAGATACAGTTTACGTAGGCAGTACGTTTGGATCACCTGAGAATAAGCAATTTGATGCAACAGGAATAGACCCTGTTCTTGCATCAAACAAAAATAAAGGTGAGGCTATTATAGCCGTAACGAAAGTATCTATAGATGATGCGGGTGTAGCAACTTACTCCAAAAAAGGAATTAACGATACCAAGGTATCGTACAGAGAAGATGAACACCACCAACCTATGATTTTTCTAAACCCGATAAACGGTCAGCTTATAACTTCGTGGGGTTCACGTAACTCCGCAAGGAATCAAGACGGTACGGGTGGCGTAAGTAACAGAATACACGTTAGATACGGACAGTCTCTAGATTCTTTATCTACGTCAGAAACACCAGAATCAGTTTCTACGAATGATTATTCTCAAGGGGTATTTGTAGGTAACACTTCTTTCATATTTGCTAGGGATGATGTAGGTAACTGGGGATTCACACGAGGGACAGGGGGTCAGAATTACCTTGACTTTACACAACTCTTAAGTTCAACTAGTCAATACTACTTAGGTATTTCGGATTACGATTCAAAAGCAGCAGGATACAACGTAGCAGAGGCAGGTTTCAGACCGCTAATGCACATCTTTGGGCAAGGGCATCCTACAATTACACCAGACAGACAATTACGCTACTTAAAAGGAGAGTTCTTCGTAGCAGGTTCTACTTCAGGGGCGCGTAACGCAGGTGGCGTATTCTTAGAAAAACCAACAACAGGAAATGCCCCAGCTGGAGATGGTAAGCTAGGTGAGAACATCTTAACAAAAGACATGTTCGAGACTGCATATACAGCGGCCGTAGGAAACACATACAGATTGTTAGATATTCAGTACGGGCAATCGCCTAGAGCATTAATCATAGAGTTCACGTTAGATTGGGCACATGGTGCATCAATACCACTTGGTACTACATTTGATTTAAAACTAGTAAGTTTTCACCCAGTAACTAAAACTTGGAGCGCATTAACTCTTAAAACAGGGTTACGGTGCTGTTTAGGATACAAGCCCGAAGCTTCTGCTTATGGCGCAAACGGGCAAAGACTATCCCCCGCAGTAGCAGGGGTAGAAGGTTATACATCAGGATATGTACATGGGGCATCATTTTGGCGAGGTAAAAACGGATTAGACGTTAGACCTATAATATACTACGCTGACAGAGATGGTGATAATCAGAACAGGCATAGGCTAACGCAATTAACATTAGCGGATGATTACTCAGCAATAACTTCTGAAACAGTGCTGTTAGATAACAGTAAAAACATCTTGTATCGTCCTGAAATGACAGTAGGCGGTAACAAACGGTTCTTGTGGTATAACGAAGCCCAAGGTTGGTCAGGCTTTAATAGCTATGTGGCAGAACATCGTTGGTTAGACCTTACACCAACGACTCCTGAAGGCGTACCAGTGTTTAGTGTACAACCAATAAATACCACAGTAGCTATTGGGGCAAACACAAGTATAGGCTTAGAGGCAGTTAGCTACGGGGGGAGTAAATTAACATATGTGTGGTGGTATAAAAATAGTGGTGGGACTTTCGCACAAGCGAGTGCAACTACACCTTTCTTCGCACTAACAGGCTCCGCTGGGGCAAATGCACGAGAGTATTACTGCATAGCTACAAATGATGTAGGTAGTACGCAGTCTAATACAATAACAATTACATCCACCTAGGAGATGCATATGTCTAAACTAAAAGGGAGTAATGGTGTAATGTTTACTCAGGGGTTGTTCTATGAATACAATAACCCTGATGCTCCTTTTACTCTTAGACCTGAAGATTATACTTCTCGTAAAGGAAATACGTATGTGAGCTTTGCTAGAGTATACAGAGAGTCTGTAGATGAATATGATGCTGCTATGACACTTCTCAATAGTTGGGTGCATTGGCAAAAGCTTTGTAAAGAAAAATGGTTTCAAACAGGAGCAGTTAATGGAAGTACCTTTACGGGTCTTAACGACTGGAGAGAAGAGAAAGAAAAGGCTAACGAATCTGCTGCTAAAAGGGTTCTTCTGGATGCTATTGCTGACGGTGATACTCAATCAGCTTGGAAGCTGTACGATAAGGTTACTAAAAAGGAAGTTACGAAAGGCGCGGGTCGTCCTGAAAAGAAAATACCAACTATTAAAACGGGCAATGTAAGTAATATTGCAGAAGAAATAAGGAAGAGAAGTCTTGTCAATGGAAGTTAGTGTCTTATATAAGTTTCTCTGGATTCCCGCTCTTACTGTTCTTGCTTTCTTTGCAAAGCATTACTTTCATGCCCTTGAAAAGAAGAATGAAGCTCTCTCAAAGAAGCAAGATGAGATAGAAAAAAATATTATTAATCTAGAGATGGAATTAAATAAAAACTACTACGACAAGAGAGAAATTAAAGAGCATATAGTTCTTCCTTTAATGGATAGGTTTTCAGAGGTGGATAATCAAGTAAAAGTGATATCAGGGATGATGGTTGATATACATTCGGACATGGCAATCTTGAAGTACAAGATTTTAGGTGAGGACTTTAAAAACAAATGAGCATAGAACAACTAAAAAAAGATTGTGAAAGTGACCTTTTCTTTTATGCTCAAGTTATGTTTCCTAATAGGTACTTTGGAGAAGTCCATGAAGAGATGTTTCGTTTCTTTCAGAGGTCTTTAGAAGAAGCAATGGAAACAGGTCAAGGAGATAATGCAGCAGCATTGATACCTCGTGACCACCAGAAGTCTTTTTGTATAGCAGTTGCTTCCTCTTGGGCTATTACGAAGTACCCTTGGTTCACTGTTACATATGTATCTTCTAACCCAACTTTGTCTGAAAGACAGTTGACAGTTATTAAGAATATATTTAAGAGTGATTCTTACAGAGAGCTTTGGCCTGAGATGCTTAACTACGAAGTTAACCCTCGAACTAAAGAGTACGACCATAGGTCTTTAGGAACATGGACTAAAACAGAAATAACTGTAGACCACCCTCAGAGACCAAGTAGTGAGAAAGACCCAACAGTAGCAGCTACAAGTGCTAAGAGTACCAACACAGGGGCGCACTACAAGATGTGTATCTTTGATGATTTGGTTACTAACGAGAACTACCGTAGTGCTGCTGAACGAGAAGATATAAAAGAGGTTTATCAGTCGTATGCCTCTATTGCTACTACAGGTAGTATTAAATGGATGGTAGGAACAAGGTACGGAGATAATGATTTATACTCCGCATTAAAAGAAAAAGAATACGAGATATTTGATGATGAAGGTGTTGTTACAGAGACAAGACCCTTATGGAAGTGGTTTGAACGTAAAGTAGAAACCAGTAAAAGATACGATGGTACAGGTACATACGTGTGGCCTAGAGGTAAAATGCCAGATGGCAATTGGTATGGTTTTAATCAAACAGAGTTAAGTAAAAAGAAATCTGAAGCGTTTAACTTAGAGCTGTATTACTCACAGTACTACAATGACCCTAACGCAGCCAGCGAAGCAAAGATTACAAGAGATTGCTTTATGTACCTCCAGCCTAATTTGCTAGAGCAAAGGCAGAACAGGTGGTACTACGGCAGTAAAGAATTAAAACTAGCTTGCGGTATGGATTTAGCATTTAGTGAAGGCAGTGGTGTTCGTAAGGTTAAACGAGATTACACATCCATTGCAGTAACTGCTTGGGATAATGAAGGGTACTTATACGTACTAGACCTTCAAAGATTCCAAACAGCTAAGGCTGAGATATATTATGAAAAGCTTATTACAATGCATGAGTATTGGGACTTCAGAGAAGTAACAGTTGAGACTAATGCTGGTGGTGCTGTAGTAGCTAATTTTATTCAAGACGAGATACGTAGAGCAGGTCATACATTGGTGGTAAAACATCAACATAAGAACCAGAGAGAAGGCACAAAAGAAGAGCGTAACTCTCAGTTGTTTGAACCCCTGTACAGAAATAAGAGTGTTTACCATACGAAAGGTGGGTACACGAGATTGTTAGAAGAAGAGCTTCACTTAACAAAACCGCCACACGATGATTTAAAAGATGCCGTATGGATAGCTGTTAGTAATAGTAAACGACTAGCCAAACCTAAATTTGCAACAAATAAAAGAGAACGGACTGTTGTTAATGCTTCTAACCGATTTCTTAGTAGGAGAAAAAGAGCTTGATTACCCTTAATTACAACAACAAGGCTGCATTAGCTGGTGATATAGCTGGATATTGGGAAGAGTGGAATTCTTCGCGTGAAACAGCTTTGGCTCTATGGTCAGAGATTGATAACTACCTCTTAGCTACAGATACAAGCATGTTGGAAGGCGGAGAGAACTTTGACCACAAGACACATATACCTATTGCATCTGAGTTACACGAAGACCTCTTCGCTATTGTTTATAGCACCATGTTCCCACATGAAGATTGGTTAGGATGGAAAGGTTTTGAAATCAATGCCATTACAAAGCAATTACGAAGTAAAGTTAAAAGCTACATAAAGCAGTGTCATGCACTCAGTGGCTTTAATATCCAAATGCGTAAAGTAATTGATGACTTGGTACGTTATGGGAATTGTTTCGCTCAAGCTTATTACAAGAACGATACAGTAGATACAGAAGAAGGCTACCTATCAGGGTACTCAGGGCCAGCAGTAAAACGTATCAGTCCTTTTGATATTGTATTTAATCCCAAAGCTACAGATTTTGAGAAGACTCCTAAGATAATACGTAGTCTAATATCCGTAGGAGAGCTTCTAGAGTTCCTAGAGAACATATCTGATGAAGATCAGATGATTACCTCAGAAGAAACCCAAAGTCTCTTACAGAGGCGTACAGGAGGTTTTAGAGACAGAGCTGAACGCTATAAAGATAAGCAATTCACACCTCAAGGTTTTGGTAGTCTAGATGAGTACTATAGTTCTGGTTACGTAGAGTTACTTTGGTTCTATGGTGATATATTAGATGAAGTAGAAACAAAGGTTTATAAGAAACGCTGTATTGTTGTTGTAGATAAAGACACTATTATATTAGATAAAGAGGAAGTTAAACCTTCTGTATTTAAAGGTGGATGGACTTCAAGACCTGATAACTTATGGAGTCAAGGGCCACTAGATAAAGTTATAGGAATTAACTACATGATTAACCACAGGGAGAATGGTAAGAATGATGCTATTGACAAATTCATTTATCCAGATAGATCCTATGTTGGTGATGTAGAAGAGATATATGACGAAGTTACAGGGCATACGAAGTACATAATGCCTGAAGGTGGTAGTGTTTCAGATATACGTCCTGACAGTACAGTTTTAACTTTTGATAACCAAATAATGATGCACAGGGACTTAGCTCGTACAAGTGCAAGACTTCCTCAGCAGTTGGCTGGATTTAGGACAGCAGGGGAAAAGACTGCTACAGAAGTACAGAGTCTTAATGATGGTGCATTCCGAGGGTTTATTAATAAAGTAGCTCAAGTAGAAGAAGATTTGTTAGAGCCTCTTGTACAAGCTGAAATGAGAATAGCTAAAGACAACTTCTCTAGTATTATTAAAGTTCTAGAAGAAGATGAAGAAGGCATTCTCCTTACTACCAGTATTACAGAAGAAGACCTAAGTGCTAATGGTAAGTTACTTCCAGTCGGTAGTAGACGTTTTAGTAGACAGTTACAGCAACTACAAGGCTTAACACAGTTAACTAATACGAATATTGCACAGATGGTAGCTCCTCATATTAATACCTATAACTTGGCTAAAACAGTTGAAGGTTTATATGGATTCGATCAATACGCATTTATTAACAAGTTTGCTTCTATAGATGAGAACCTAGAAATGCAAGAGAAACAAATGATGGCTGAACAAGAGATGGTTAAATCGAGTTCACAACCAACTAGTCTAGAGATGGGAATGATGGAGGAAGAGGATGAGCTTTAAAGTACCTTCTTTTATGTCAGAGCATTTTAGTGCTTTGAATCCAGAAGAAAAGAAAAAAGATATTGAGCGTTATAAAAGGTGGCATAAGAATAATTTTACAGAACTTTTTATATCGCATTTAGAAGATTCTATAGAAAAATTAGTCAAAGAAGATGAATCTAAAAATGAGTTTATTTCAAAGTTTCAATTTTCTTATGTATCTATAAAGAATAAAGCTCAAAGAAGATTACTAAGAGAAATTATAAAAAAGCTAGATTGGAAAATTTAATGGCTACGTATGTTTATCACTGCTACGAATGTGAATATGATAAGGAGGTTGTACATGGCATGACAGAAAGTCCAGAAGTAGTTTGTAAGGATTGTGCCGAAGGTATGCACAAAGTAATAAGAAGCTCGAACTTCCAACTAAAAGGTAGTGGTTGGTTCGGAAAATCAAAACAACACTAAGGTAATAGAGATGGCAACACGTAAACAAGTACAAGATAAGAAGAAAGCTCCTAAAAAGGGATACAACATGGTGAGGGGCGAATACATGAAAGTACCTGCCGCAGCGAAGCCTAAAAAGTTAACGACTAACTTAAAAAAATTCAAAAAGATTGAATTAAAAACTGTTAAAAAGAAAGCCGCAGCTAAAAAGAAATAAGAGGAATTAAGAATGCAAACATCTAACCCAGATGTAAAAGAAAATTTGGAGGCTAACCAGCCAGAATCTCAGGAAGAGGTTAAACCACTTTTCGGTGGTACAGATAGT